GAAGAGGAAGAACATAAGTTGGAGGAACTCGAGGATGAGCAACTATGAGAACGAAGAAGATAAACTTCGCAATCGTATAGAAGAATTAGAAAAACGTCATAGAGAGCTTGACAAAGATATAGAAAAGCGTTATCATAATGTTTCAGTATCAGATGATGTTAGAAAAATGAAAACAATGAAATTATACTTAAAAGATGAAATACATAGACTTAACTCACAACTTATACAATTAGGCTTAGGATGAAAAGAGATTACGAAACAGGAGAACACGATGACGTTGTGTTCTTCACAGGCGTTGAAGTAGAACGCACACCTGCATACGGTAAGAAAACTTTGTTTGTTACAGGTATACAAGAAACACTAAAAATATTTGAACACTTTGCACAAGAAGAATGTGAACATATTTTCTTTGGTGCTAATCACTCATTTAATCCAGGAGTAAATTTTCCAGATGATGCAGATGTTTGGGATGAATGGGAAGATATGATGATGTACTTCCTTGATAAAGGTATTCCTTGTACACTTGATGTTCCACTTGATCACTCAGAAGCACTGTTAGAAACTAGAATGATTGAAACAGATTTGTTTATCCCGCAAATCCGTATTCCACTTCCGTATATCAAACAGTACGGTTATAACACTATGATCAAGATTGATGATAAAGACTTCAAAGCAACTAATCCAGGTGTTTGGTGTCACAGACTGCACAACTTAATGGATGATAAAAAATTCACTGATTGGAGTGAATATGGACTTGACAAACCTCTATAAAGAAAGTATATTAGTAGTATGGAACAACGAGAATCATATTGGAATTATATGGGTCGAAGACTGAAAGAAGAAACTATGAATGATAACATAAACAGTTCAATGAACGAAGCCCAACGTAGTATTTGGGTTACATTTAGTAAAGAAGGTATCCACTTATATCCAGGAGCAGATAGTGATCCAAAACTTGCAACAGGCGATTGGGACGATGTTGGCTTTCTTGGTATTGCTCACCGGCATATTTTTCATTTCCGGGTGCGCATCGAAGTGTTCCACAACGATAGAGACATCGAGTTCATCCAATTCAAACGTTGGATGGAAAGACTTTATTCAGGACAAAATGGTGAGGATAAAGTGCTCAATTTAAATCACAAGAGTTGCGAGATGATCGCAGACGACTTGTATAAAGAAATTGCTACAAAGTTTCCCGGCCGCTTTGTAGAAATTAGTGTCGCTGAAGACAACGAAAACGGCTGTAGTATCTTTTATCCAAATGTATAAGGAAGCAAAAAATATGGCTATCAAAAATCAGGTAGTTAATAAGGTATTTAACGACTTAGACGCATACCGCGATTGGTGTCGTTTTGAAGGTAAAGTGTTTGACGAGAAAGCACTTTATAAAAAAGATGATCCTAATTGGATTGCCTATCAAAAATATCAAGGATGGGTAAGATCTAAAGCTAGATCTGCTCAGAGAAAATTTAATCAAGGAAATTAAAATGACTATCTATATTGTAGATATCGAAGCAGTTGACACACGCTATACAAAACAATGGAAGGAATACCTTCCAAAACAACTGCAACGGGCTACAAATAGTGAGGTTGTTGTAATAAGCGGCGGAGAAACGCCTCAGGCAACTACGCCTGGGGCTTTTCTAAATTTTGGCGGCACTAATGTATACAAGTCTAAACAACTTGAACAAATTGGTGAAATGTTTTGTAAAGGAAAAGTTAAAGATGGAGATTATTTCCTATATACGGATGCTTGGAACCCGACTGTTATCCAGCTTCGTTATATGGCTGAACTCTTGGGTGTGGACATTAGAGTTGGTGGCCTATGGCACGCTGGTTCTTATGATCCTCACGATTTCCTTGGTAGACTAATTGGTGACAAGCCTTGGGTGCGTCACGCAGAACAATCAATGTATGAATGTTATGATGATAATTTTTATGCTACAGATTTTCATATAGAATTGTTTGCAGAAAGTCTAGATATTGATGACAGCAAAACACATCGCGTTGGCTGGCCTATGGAGTATCTAAAGAACAGTTTAGACAGTTACAAAGGTATGGAAAAGCGAGATCTTATACTTTTCCCACATCGTATTGCTCCTGAGAAGCAAGTTGATATTTTCCGTGATCTAGCAGAACAACTTCCAGAATACGAGTTTGTAGTATGTCAAGAACGTGAACTTACTAAAAACGAGTATCATAACTTGCTAGGTGAAGCTAAGATAGTGTTTAGTGCTAACTTGCAAGAAACGTTAGGTATTAGTTGGTATGAAGGCGCACTTGTTGATGCTATTCCTATGGTTCCAGATAGATTAAGTTATACAGAAATGGCATTGCCTGAATTTAAATATCCTAGTCAATGGACTGAAGACTTTGCAAGCTATCGCAAACATCGTAGTGAAGTTGTTGCACAGGTACGAGAGTATATGGAAAACTATGAAGACTTCCTTGTAGCATTAGATAAACAACGTACTAAACTAAACAAAGAATTTTTTAGCGGAGCAGCACTGTATGACGCAATCAAAGAAAAATGAAGATACATTTACTATTGATATTAGTGATCTAAAGTTAGATGATATTTTAGATACTTCTGATACTTATACAATAGATCTAGGCGATATCAATATGGGCACTACTACAACATATTGGGCAGGCGATAGTGTAACTGATATAACATTATCATCAAGTGATAATACATTTACATTAAATGATACAATTACTATAAACACAGGTGGCGGCATAACAGACACTGTGGACTTTGATTGGATATCTAACAATACATCTATTGATCCAACCAAAGTTGAACGTATGTGTAAAGAGTATCCAGCACTAGAAAAAGTTTGGCGCAACTTTAAAAGCGTATACGATATGGTACAACAAGACTACGAAGGCAAGAAAAAGACAGGTGAATTAGATGATGACATTCCGTTCTAAATTTTTAAGTTTTCTAGACAAACTAGGACGCAAGCGAGTAATTATGGATCGTTTTGAAAATGAGCCATACTTAACTCGTTATTATCTTTTTTTAAAAGACCGTAAATGGTTTCCTTTTAACATCTTTCTACACAATTTTCACAAAGGAGATTTAGATGATTTACACGATCACCCTTGGCCTTATCTCACTATCATTTTGCGTGGCGGTTATTGGGAGCATACTCCCAGAGGACGCTTTTGGAGAGCACCAGGACACATCAGATTTAGCACTCCACGTAGCCTCCATCGTATTGAGCTTGAGCCTAATGTTTCCACTTGGACACTCTTTATACCAGGTCCTAAAATAAGAGAATGGGGATTTATTCGCAAAGGTGAATGGGTCGAAAGTCAACAATATTTAAGAGAAAAATATGAAAATTAAAAAACACTATTACACTTGGCAAGACGTAGAACGTGCGTGTGTAAACATCACTCTACAAATGTATAAAGACAACTGGCGGCCTGACTACATTGTAGGTATTACACGAGGGGGCAATGTTCCTGCTACTATCCTTAGTAATATGTTAGGTGTACGTGGCGAAGCATTAAAGGTAAGTTTACGTGATAACTACGACGGTGAGTCTAGCGAGTCTAATTGCTGGATGAGCGAGGATGCTTTTGGGTATGTTCCACTAGATGACCAAGAAATTTATAAAAGCCGTTGGGATGTTGATAGACGTAAAAACATTTTAATTGTAGACGATATCAATGATACAGGTGCTACATTCAACTGGATTAAAGAAGATTGGCAGGCAGGCTGTTTGCCAAATTCAGAAAGTTGGGAAACTGTATGGCACGGCAATGTTCGCTTTGCTACCATTACAGACAACTTATCAAGCGGGTTTAACGGTAAAGTAGACTACAGTGTACACGAAGTTAATAAAGCAGAAGAAGATGTTTGGTTAGTTTATCCTTGGGAGAACGTAGGATAATGAGAGTTAACTTGATGGTGCAACAAAGATATATTAAGGAAGAATTTTATGCAGTTTAATGAAGTACCTTGGGATAACGTATTAATAGATACAAGGGATTTTACTGTGTTTAATGACGGGTATCCTGTTACAGAAGGACACGTTCTTTTTGTTCCAAAAGAACAAACCTGGGAATACCTTGAAAAATGTTATAAAGCAGCCTATGCCTGGGGTTACGATTGGGTACAAAAAGGGTATTGCGATGCTTATAACATAGGACAAAATGTAGGTGCGGAAGCTGGACAAACTGTTGAGTATCCACACGTACATTTAATACCACGTCGTAGAGGTGATATGGAGGATCCAAGAGGCGGAGTCAGAAATGTCATTCCTACAAAAGGAAATTATTTAACATAAGGAAAGGATATGGAGTTGAAACAACAGTTAATAAACGCAGCAAGAAAACACGCAGAAGCAGAAATTGAGCTACACAAAACAAACATAGAAGTTTATATGCAAAAAGTAGTAGGTATTGGAGAGCATTCTGATATTATTGAAACAATTCAAAAAGAATTGGATCAAATGGCTACAGCACAAGATAGAGTTGATATGTTAGATCGATATTTTGCTTGACAAAAACCTAAATATATGGTACAATACTATTATGAGTGTTGTACCGTATTACATTATGACATCCACGTCTATAACTCGGAGAAATAAATGAGCAAAGCAGAACAGATTAAAGCCCGTTTGCAAGATGCAAACATCCGCTATTGGGCAGGCGACAATATTTCAGAAGTCCTTCAAAAGGGCGACAAAGAAGCACTTATTGAAGATGCTACAGCAGCATTTGAAAATGTGTTAGACACACTTTTAATTGATCGTCATAACGATCCAAACTCAAAAGGCACAGCACGGCGTCTTGCTAAGATGTACTTCAATGAAATTATGGCAGGACGTTATGATCCTGCACCCGAAGCAACAGCATTTCCAAATGATTCAGACGAACGCTACGAAGGTATGTTAGTTGTTCGTTCAGAACTAAAAAGTATGTGTTCACATCATCACCAGCCAGTAACTGGAGTAGCATACATTGGTATCATTGCAAGTGCAAAACTAATTGGACTTAGCAAGTATACACGTATTGCACAGTGGTGCGCTCGACGTGGTACACTGCAAGAAGAACTTGCAAATGATATTGCACGTGAAATCCAAAAAGCAACTGGTGCAGATCACTTAGGCGTATACATTCAAGCAACACACGGTTGCTGTGAAAATAGAGGCATTATGGCACATAGTAGTCTTACACAAACAACTGTATTAAAAGGTGCATTTAAGAATGACACAGGTACAAAGAAAGAGTTCTTTGACAACATTAAACTCCAACAAGAATTTGCGTGTTAATATGAAATTAAGATATTCAGAAGCTTTTTATAGCGTACAGGGTGAAGGCAAGTTTGTCGGAGTCCCTTCCGTGTTCTTACGTACATTTGGTTGTAACTTTCGTTGTATGAACTTTGGCACAAACGAAACAAAAGATCGTTGGCAACAGCACAAAGATGGTATTAAACACAATGCAGAAGTTGCAGATCTAATTGCACGTGATGTACACAAAACTACAGAAAAGTTTGAAGACTTGCCTATTATTCATACAGGTTGTGACACATATGCAAGTATCTATCCAGAGTTTAAACACTTTAATAAACTTGCAGAAGTTGACGAAGTAGTTGAACATCTGCTTTCACTTACTCCAGAAGGTAAGTGGACAATGGACAATGGTCAAGATATTCACTTGATTATGACAGGTGGTGAGCCTTTGTTAGCGTGGCAAAAGCTCTACATCGATCTTTTTGAACATCCACGTATGCGAGATTTAAAAAATGTTACATTTGAAACAAACACTACACAAAAGCTACACGACGACTTTATTAACTATCTCAAATATAGTGCAAGATTTAAGGTCACGTGGTCTTGTTCCCCAAAACTTAGTGTTTCAGGAGAACCTTGGGATACTGCTATATTGCCTGATGTCGCTCATCAGTATAGCACTGTTAACGGTAGTGACATTTATCTCAAGTTTGTTGTCGCTAGCCAAGACGATTTTGACGAAGTTGGCAGGGCTGTGGACGCTTACAAGAGTGCCGGGGTACAATGTCCAGTATATCTTATGCCGCTGGGCGGACGCAGTGAAGAATACAATCTCAACGTCAAAGAAGTCGCCGAAGCCTGTATGGTCAGGGGTTGGAGATTTACACCAAGACTCCACATTTCCTTATTCGGAAATGCCTGGGGGACTTAGTAAAGAAGACCTTGAAATAATACGTGGAAGTAAGATTACTGAAGATACATACGAAAAAGTAAGGAAAGAATTATGAAAGAACCTAGAACAGAAAAAATTGTGTCGGAGTTAAAAGATTTAACTCTAAGGCTAAACAAGTTAGATTTAATTTTGCAAAAAATGGATGTTTCATATTCTTTATCTCGGACAACTAAAACAGATACTTGGAAGCTTACTGATATTATACAAAAGGTAGAATACTAATGAAAAAATTTTTAAAAAATATCACAGGTATTACTAAAAAAGAAAAAGAACTAGAAGAGCAAGAAATGGCTCTTCTTAAAAAGAAAGATCCTAAGGAATATGCTACTAGACGTAAAGAGCCTTGGGTTAGTGTATTAGATGTTAAAGTAAATGAAGAAAATGTTCGCAACGGATTCTTTGAGCTAGACTGGAACAAATACTTTATTGCACAACTTGTTCAAGCAGGTTATGGTGTTGAAAACGATCCAGAAGAAGAAATTGTAGATCGTTGGTTCCGCGATATTGTTTACAATATGCTAGAAGCTGAAGGACAAAGTACTGATAGAGGTGCAGGATATATTAATGTTGTTCCTATTTCACAAGGTAAAAGTGAAGTAAGTTAATGAAGATACAACGGTTAAAAAGTATGCACCCAATTTCTCCTTATGCACCTACTTGGGACATTCCTATAGGCACTGTAAATTGGGGAGCAGAAGAGTCAATAAATTCAGTTAAAAATTTTTTACTAAAAAAAGAAAAAGATATTCTAGAATTAGATATTATGGGAGACGGAGGTACTGGATTACCTCCTACCAGTGTTACAACTAGATTTGGAAAATACAACCTTTTTGATTTTATAGACGAGTGCAAAGGAATTAAAGAATTATTAAAGTTTATGCAACTTTCTTATTTAGAATTTGTAAATTTAGATTATACAGATGTATTTCCGCTAGAGATAGTAAGTTGGTACAACATTATATACAAAGGCCAATCTTTTAATTGGCACAATCACGGCAGGGGCGAAATTGCCTATTTGAGTGGAAATATGCACCTAGACAACTATCCTACTAGTGGTACAACATATAAAAAAGAAGATATGATTTACACTATTCCTAATGTAAAAGGTGGACTTACTATTTTTCCTACACATTTATCTCATAAAGTAGACACTTATGAAGATGATAACCCAAGAGTTAGTATTGCATTTGATTTATATATTTACAAGCCGCCATATCATATGTCAAACGGTCAGAAAAAGAGTTTGCCTTTTATGAACTCAAACATTTATCAGTCTTTAATGGAAGAAAATAGTGGTTGACAAGAAGATTATTATATGCAATAATGTATACTGTAACTAATAATATAGGCAATAATAATGGCAACTTATGTACTAGTAGATACTGCTAACACTTTTTTTAGAGCTCGTCACGTTGTGCGTGGCGACATTGATACTAAAGTAGGTATGGCTCTACATATTACACTTAATAGTGTTAAAAAGGCTTGGACAGACTTTAATGCAGATCATATTGTGTTCTGTTTAGAAGGACGTAGCTGGCGTAAAGACTATTACGAACCTTACAAACGTAACCGTCAAGAAGCTCGCGATGCACTCACTCCACGTGAAGCAGAAGAAGATAAAGTGTTTTGGGAAATCTTTGATGAGTTCAAAGACTTCATCGGTACAAAGACTAACTGTACAATGATGCGGCATCCGCAACTAGAAGCAGATGATTTGATTGCAGGTTGGGTGCAAGCACATCCTGAAGACAACCATATTATTATCAGCACAGATGGTGACTTTGCACAACTTATTGCACCTAACGTAAAGCAGTACAACGGTATACAAAACGTTACAATTACACACGAAGGTTACTTTGATGACAAAGGCAAGCCTGTCGTAGATAAAAAAACTAAAGAAGTAAAGCCTGCGCCCGATCCGCAATGGCTACTATTTGAAAAATGTATGCGAGGTGATACAAGTGACAATGTTTTCTCCGCTTATCCAGGCGTTCGTAAGAAAGGTACAAAGAATAAAGT